GCCCTCGCTTTTATATGAAATTTTTTTTATTTTTTGATTAAAGGTCCTTAGTATAAAATTTGGTACTACAATCCAAAAAACCTAAATCATCACCATTAGTACTAGCCGTATAGGCACTATAACAAAAACCTACCAATTGCCACCTCATATTAAGAGGATACGTATGATCTTCCGGTGAGGATGTACCTTGTACCTTGTGATAAAACACTTCTCTATTAATAGGAATATACTCCTTGATAAATCTCTTGGGCCTTCCAATATGGGCTTGGCCATCTCCTTGATCCACTTGTGCGGTACCTGCTATTTGACCAGTAGTAGAAGTTGAGGCTCCGGAACCATATCCGGGCATTTTAAGAGTATAACTCTTAGACCACTTGATCTCCCACGATTCCGTATCAATATAATCTAGCATCTTATCCGTATGGGCGCCTTCCCATAGATTGTCATTTGTTGCAGTGATAGAATTGTCGTACTTGTGCCGTACTATCATAAGCTTATACACCAGGTGCGGTTGTGCTTGGAAATTTTCCAATTTCATACGAATGGCAATACCTTTTCCATACAGTTTACGACCATTTCGAATACCAACAGTAGAAACAGAAGCAGTATCATTGACCATTTCTCCACGTGTCCCATTATCAGTATACAACAAATTGCTGGTATAATTAGTAACAAAATTGTGTTTCACTCCTAGGTTATTAACAACCTGCCGCAATTCGACTTTTGTTTCCGCCATAGCATTCACTATTCTCCTAACATTTTTTCGCATCTTTTTACGCATATACGTACGCTTTACAGTCGGGCGACGAGTACCAAGAACCTGTGTGCGCCTACCACTAGCGGTCATAACATAAGTTTTCCGTGCGCGTTTGAAAGGCATTTTAAAACGATTTGTGCAAAACGTGTTTATTTATATATCATTCCACTACCACTATCTCCGTAATACGGCGTTCAATTGCTCCTACATCAAATTCACTCAAATTTGGCCACCAGAGTTTGGGGTGGGTGTTCGAGGTGAAGACGATGGTCTTCGGTTTCCAGGTAATGAATCCGCCTTTAATAGGCACTTGAAGAGGGTAGCGATCACAGAGTCGTTTCCAGCTCGAAAGCGGTGGGATCTGACCAGCTTCAACGTCGTCAAAAAGGATAACATCGCGATCACAGCCGTCAAACCATTTTCCAGTGTTGTCGGGAGCTTGTATCCATCCATCCAATCCGAATTTTTCATCCATCCAGCGAGTCTTTCCAGTACCTGCGGGTCCAATTCGCACATACACTTCGGGCATTGTTCTGTCATTTTGAACTTTCTTACTTCTTACATGTCTTTTATACTCATGAAGACCGTTCCTGTACATTACATAGGTCGGAAAATAATCCTCCATTTCGGCGATTCCTAAGACGGAATCCCCTTCATCAATTTTTCTTTTATAATTAATAAGAGTACTTTTTTTTCCATTCTCATTCGGTTTTTCACCGTACTCAGTCAATTTGCCTTCCTTACTGCAATATGCTTCGTTTTCACGAAAATTGCCACGCATTATTTCAATATGCGCTGTAGGGAGCTTCTTCCATCCTGTCAGTCTCATGGGTTTCCAGGCTTGCGCAAAACATTGAAAGTGTTCGCGTTTTGTTTCGGGGCAAATCTCTACACCATAGGCAAAATATCTTAATTTTGGACTCAAATCTTCCCAAATCATTGGGTCATTGAAATTCGTTAGTACTGCATTTCTGATTGTCTCAGGCATGATGTGTCTCAGGGTGCTCGGGGTAATACTA